TTTTAACCCTCAATGGTTCATCACTTCTAAACCCTATAAAATTTTCAAACCTTCTTATCCCAATACTTCGCAAATATCTTTTGCAGGTTTTAATCTTTAATTCATCTGTACAAAATCTTTTTACTCTATTAGGTATTACTTTATATTTTCTTTTTACTAACATTTCAGTAAAAGGATTTTCAGCACCATAATATTTAAGCCTTATTATTGGTATATTTTCAAATGCCTCAAAATCATTTATAAACTTATATGTTTTTTCATGCTCTCTACCTGTATCGCAAAATATAACCAAATCACCTTCTTTATAGTTATGAATAGTCATATATGCTGATGTTTTACCACCACTAAAATTAAATACTCTTGTTAAATTTTCCATGTTTATTGTTTTATTGTGAGTTATCAATGCAATCACTTTTAGGTACTCTATCTACCGGCTCTAAATTAGATTTTAAATATCTAAATGTGCCACGTTTTACAATATAAACCTTTACTGATTCACCATTGATTTCTAAAATTGTGCCTACTTCCTGAGTGCTTTTAACTCTAATTTGTTGTCCTGTTTTCATTTTATGTGTTTTTAAAGTATGTAATCCGGTGCTATTTCTTTACTTGGCTCTGATACAATTATCTTACTATCTTCAAATGTAAGATTAATTTGCCCTTCAAAGTTATGAACTAAACAATATTGTATTAATTCTTTAATTTCTGCCACGCTTGTAACGATTGTTGTGTTTACTATTTGCATATTTATTTATTTTTTAAAAGTTTGATTATAATATTCTTCTGATGTTGTTTTGCCTTCACTAAAAAGACCTATTACCCATGCGTTCATTATCTGCTCTTTTTCAATTTCTTTGGCTTGTTCAATTATTTCTTTCCATTTTGTAGAAGTAGAATAATGTAAATTGTCTATTAAAAATTCAACTGCTGTTTGTTTAGTCATTATTCATTATATCTTTAAGGTGATTAATAAGGTCGTTTGCGTGTTCACCCCAATACATTTCACATTTTCCATCTTTAAAAGGTGGTTTTACAAAATAGGCTTGTAATATTTCATTTTCTGTTGCTGTAAACCTGTAGCAACTTTCTTTAATAGGGCAATCTGTACCCTTACATTTAGTTATGTCTGCCATTTTTATTTTTTATTTTAATGTGTTATAAAAGTTATACGTTAATACTTGTTCTTATCCTTTATAAGAAACATTATCATATTAGTTGTTTTTTACTAATTCTATTAATTTTATAAGACAAGCAAGTTCTGCTTCTTCATAGGTTTTATTTTTCTGAAGAACAAATGTTGTTGTATAATTATTGATTGGTATATGTATGACCACATCGTTGGTTCTACCGATTGAATAACTACATTCATACTTTTCTCTAAAAAATCTAAAGGCTTGTTGGTAGAGTGGTGCTTGTAAACAATTATTAGTATTAATGGATAAATTTCTATAAATCTTCCATTTTAATTCTAAATCATCAACATCTAAATAATGTGCTGAACATTCTTCTTTAAAACCTAATTCTTTTAGTTCTAATGCTTGTTCGTAAGGGATAAATTCTTTATTCATTTTATTTTTATTTATTATTTTTTAAATAGTTTTTCAATCTAAGTATTTCAGTTTTTAAGAATGCAATTTTATCCCAATTCTTTGTTGGTTTCTGCATTTCTAATTCAAGCACTTCTAACTTATGTGCTAAATTTACCTTTTTAACTTCATCAATTGTAGCCATGTCTAAATGGTGTTGAGTTAATGTGTTTTGTTCGCTTGTTTGCTGTGTTAATTGTATCATAATTATTTATTTTTAGCAAAGATATAAATTAATTCTGTATTACAAAATATTTTTACAATTATTTTAAAAAAAAAGCCTTACTTAGAAAAGTAAAGCCCAAAATACAATTTTTAAACTATGAAAAAAACGAATTAAATAGGTATGCCGTATTGGAAGTGCATCCAATCAAAATTTTTTAATCTTCCTAAACTAGCAAAGCCATGTTTTTCAAATATATCAATCATTGCCTTGTAATCAGGTTTTGCAAATCTTGCTGTTGAGCTTGTTTCTTTTAATGTGTTTCTATTAGGATCTAAATCAATTGCAGTACCCCACGAATGTGCGCTTAACTTAATTTTTGAACCTCTCATTAATCTATAATTAAAACAACCTCCAAATTCATTTATTCCTAACTCATTTATTTTACGTTCTCCGTAACTAGCCAATATTTCATTGAATACATTGGTAAAAGCCTGTGCAACTTTTTTATGACATCTCATTCTTTTTACCGGCTGTCTATCATAATACATCGTATATGGTAAATCTATCATTGTAAGGTAACTACCTTCTGCATTTGCTTTCCCAAAATACTTTTCCTGTTCTGCTTGACTAAATATTTTCACTTTCATTTTAAATCTTGTTTATTAATTACAAATTGGTTATTATTATGCAAATTTTTCAACTCAACCTTCTCAACACCTTTGTAGATAAATTCCCTTATTATCCTGTGATTCATTCCCTGATACGTTATTATCATTCTACAAATATATAAAAAAACCACTAAAAATAGTGGTCTTTTCAAATAATAAATAATAAATAAGTATGAAATGCAAATATACTACTTCTTTTTTATATTTACAAATGGTAAAATTTTTGCACCTATTTTTGAAAGTATTGCGCCTATCTTACCTAATTTAGTTTTATGAGGTTTAGTTGCATTTTGGTGCAATAACTCAATTAAAATAGCCTTAATTTGCTTTTTTATTTCCTCTTTATCTGTTCCACTAGCATCTAAATATGCTCTCTCAAAATGTACGTTATTTACTGAACCTAACTCAGTAATCAATTCATCTTTAATTTCTTGTTTCATTATCTATGTTTGTTTTGTGATTTGAACCATAATATGTGCCTGTAATTGAACCTAAAACCGTTCCACCTATCAACCCTATCAAAAGAGTTAATATCTCCATTTGTGCGCCCCAATTAATGAGAATATAAAAAAGCATTGACATTGCAAAAAATACCAATATCAAAGTCAATAATTCCCTAAATGATAATTTACTTTTCATTTGATTTCTTGTTAAAGTAACTTGTAATCCACTTTTTTAAACCCAATGTAATTGTTTCTAAAATTGGTGTGATTTCCTTACTAATTATATTTGAAATAGGTGTTACAATTAACGAACTATACCCACCTAATAAACATTTAACTATAATATTTATATCTAAAAATTGCAATAAATATATGATTCCTGCTGAACCTAAACCGCTTAAAAAAACATCAATAAAACACTCAAATTTTGACATTCTTTTTTTCATTCTGATAAGGTTGTGAATCTTTGCCATCAAGCTAAAAATAAATGTTCCAATAATCAGCAAATACTGAAATACATAGTTTATTACATTATTTATATAATCATTATTGTTCATCTCTTATAGCAGTAAATCCGTTTTCAGATAAAATAGTTGCTGATGTAACACACTCGTAAAAATTGCTAAACTCATCAGTCAAAACATCAACTTGGTTTATTACTGCAATTATTGTGCTATCTACAGTATATCTTTTAATTTCTAAATTTTCTACAACATCATCACCTTTATAAATGATTTTTGCCATTTCAAAATTTGGGTTTGGTATTGTAGTAAAATATTGAATACCATCAATTGTTACTACATCAATTATTTCTCCTGCTGTTAAAATTATCTTTGTCATATTATTATTTTTTATTTGATTATCTTAAAGCGGCTGTAATAAAACCATAATCTACATTTGCACAATTATTTGCTGTTAATTCTGCATAAAATGTAGGTGAACTTATGATTATTTTGTTAGGGTCAATTGCATTAATAATCATATCTGTATAAGAAACCATTGCAACCTCTACAAAACTTGAACCATTATCTTTTTGAATTGATAAAAAATAAGTGCCTGAAACACCACCATCTTGTAATAATAATAGGCTATATTTCTTATCTAATATTTCATCTTTAATAACTAATTTAGTTTTATTATTTAAACCATTTATCAAATGAGTATAAGAAATATTAACACAATTATCATCACTAAATTCACCATAAAAATTAGGTGCATTTATTATTAATAAATCAGGATTTCTGTGGTCTATTATAAGGTTTTGATAATCACAACTAAAAATTTCCCTTGCAGGACTGCCTCCTTTTACAACAAATCTAATTTCAGTTGGGTTTGATGTATTTGTTACTAAATCAATAATGTATTTATTAACCAATGGTTTGTTGTTAATAAAACTTTTTCCGTTTGCTGTTTGTATGTTCATTTTTTAATCGGTTGTTATACTCCAACCTAAGTTTGTTAGTTTATTTATAAATGTGTTAATTCCTATATCGTTTCCTAGTGGTGCAATTGGTGTTTGATTATTAGTAATTAATAAACCACTACTTGCTAATACTTTAGTTTCCCAAAGATACAACAAAACTTTTATTACTTCATTGGTAATCAGTTTATTATTATTAATTGCTACACCTTGTAATACTTGTGTACTTTCAAATAAGTTATTTTTAAAACTTCCTAAAGCGTTATTTGTTAATTCAAATGAACCACAATTTACTCCTAGATTCCCTCCAATTGATGTAATATCTATCAATGAATTTGATAAATAAACATAAGTTATATTTGAAAAGAATAAGAATGCAGTAGTATTAGGTATTGCAATGTTATAGGTTTGGTTAATTGCACCTGCTGTAATTGTTCCTTCAATTAAAGCAGTGCCATCATTTAAAAAATAAGCATATTTAGTCGTACCACCTATACCTATTGTAAAATCTAATAAATCTGATGTATTAATGGTTAAATCTAACTCAACAAACCTATCTATTAAATTATTCAATCTAAATGTTGTTAATGAGTTTATGTAACTTACACTTGTATTCAATATTAACTCACCAAAATCATTAACTGAAAAGAAATAATAATCAGTTATGCCAACACTAAAATTACTAGCAATTGTTAAATTAAGATAGTTAAGAAACTCAGTTTGCCCTAAAAAGTATTTTTTTATATTTGTTGTATTTGTACCAATGGTTATACTTTCAACATAAAATGCTCTTGATTTAGATAAAATATAAGTATTATTATTAATGTGAAATCTTTTAGTAAATGCACTTGATACTTCTAAACTAATTCTATTTATTTTTTCCCTTACCTCAATTTTTGCACTACATAATGAACTACCATCATTTTTTGTAATTGCTATCTTACTCCCCTCAATTCTTGTATAAAATATACCATCAATCTTCAATTGGTCATGTAAAAATAACAATTCTAATTTATCACAAACCCATAAAGGTATATTTTTAAACTCCAAAGTCCATTGTCTAAACTTAACACCTCCTAACAATTCAAGATTCATTGGTTGGTCTTCATAAACATTAAACTTGCTATCTGTAGTTAACTCAGTAAAACTAGCATCAATTCTAAATTGAAAATTAATACCTGTTTCATAGTAAATATCATTAGCATTGCTTGTATTTTTATAATTAAACAACTTGCTATCTCTATGTATGGTCTTAATTTCTATAGGCTCACTTATTAAACAACTATCAGGTGCGCCTATTAAGTTATCCTCTCTTTTCATTTGAACTATATACCTTCCTTCAGGCACATCAAATAAATCTATAGTAGCCTCCCATAAATAATCACCATTAAATAATATAGGTACAATTGGATATAAAAGTGCAGGTTTAAATTGTTTTATTATATTACCATTACAATCTAATATGGCTATAATATAAGGAATCACATTTGTAGGTGATAATAAATTAGTACCACCCCATTGTAATCTAATGCAATCGCTTTGTTGAAATTGTTGGTAATATAATCTACTTTCTACCCATCTATCAATATTTCGATAATAAAAATCATCATCAAAATTACGCTTATTGAATTGTGGATTAAATGTGTTTAAATCTGTATTAGCAATGGTATTAAAAACATCTGCTTGTTTATAAAACTTTAAAGGATTAGCCTGTGAAATGTTAAAATAATTCATTGTAATGCAAATTTAAGTATTTTTTATTAATTAATATATTAATATATTAAATTAGTTAAGTCTGTTTGTGGTGCGCATAATAATCTAAATCTTTGTGTTTCATTAAATGCAGGTTGTAAGCTACTTTTGATGAAAAAACCATAATAAGTATTTCTTTTAAATGTAAAACTACATAATTGATAAGGTGTAGCGTTCATTATTGAATCCAAAGAATTATTAACCTTAGTTTTAAACTCAAATATTGTAGGTTTAAATATAATATCATCCAAAGTACTTATTAATATATCAGCACCCTCATCAATTACATTACCTGCATCATTGGTTAACATTTTTAATCCTAAATAGTTATTTTTACTACTTATTTGATATTTAATTAACTCAGAATCATTGCCATATAATAATGAACGTAAATAATAACCTTGTCTTAATAAACATCTTTTTGGACTAAAAAATATATTAAATGCAGTTTGTGGACTATATATATTTGAAATTAAAAGCGAAGGATCTCTATACAATTCGTAGTAGTCTTGCCCTGCGCCCGGAAATCCTAATGGAATTTGCCCTGCTACAGTATTTTCAATGTGAATTACTGCAACATCATTATCACTCTCTCCATCGGTAGCTGTCTTATCTGTTAAATTAAGCCTTGTCAATTCAATTCCATACATATCTGCTCTGTATGTTTTTGCTAAATTTAAACTTGTTGAAACTGCTGTTAATGGTGAAAGAAACTCATTCAAAGTATTAAACTCATCCTTACCATTTACAGAATCATAATCATAATTTTTGTAACTTGCCTCTAATTTAGAAAATAAATCTTGTGTATGTGGTATAATTTCAAACTCGCTTATTTCACCTAAGTTTAATACAGATGTAGAATTATCATATACAGTTGCTTTTGATTCTAAAAAACAAAAATCATTAATTTTATCGTAAATCAAACAAGTATTAAATATGTTATTCATTGATTCGTAAAAATCTTTGAAATTTGTATTTAATTTACTATTAGGTAAATTTCTAATACTATCAAAACTTGTTATTACCTTATCCTCATTACCATCAAGTAATTGACTATCAGCAATTGTTGTGTTATCACCAATTCTATTAATTAATTCAGAAAATACATTTAAAGGTCTTAAACATTTAATGTAAGTAGTTTTTGCCCTAATATCTGCATTAATTTCTAAATCTAATAGACTATCAACAATACTCCAAAAAGAAGTAGTAGTACCTACCCCACTACTATCAACTAATGTAGATGATATACTAAATGAATAACCTGCAGGTAATGTATATGAAGTAGTAATTAAAGGTACATTAATTATATTATAACCTGTAGTATTTATAGGTGGAGAAACAAATATAATATTTCCACCTACTAATACCCCTAAAGCATCATATTCTCTAATTCTTATTCTTAAAAATTTAGGCACACCTGCACTAGGTGATATATCAATATCAACTACACCACTTAATTGTATATTATAAGTAACCGGATTAGGTGTAATATTAGTTACTACACTTTTTACCGGTATTGTTGGGTCAGGCTCTTGGTATTTACTTTTTACTACTCCCTCTGTAGTTACTACTCTAAAAGGATAAAAATTATCAAAGTTATTACTTGGCATTGTAAAGCCACCTGTTCTTGCTATAAAATGGCAAATTTCTTGGAAATTAATACCATCCATTTTAACCCAAATTTGATTAGGATTAGTATATAAATCAATATCGTAATTGGTATCTTCTCTACTCTCTAATTTATTTAAAAATCCACCCTCAATTATTTCACATTGTACTCCATATAATGTACTTCTATATGATACAAAGTTTATTTCACCATCATATAATAACTCATAATTTTGAACTGCAAAAGTATCATTAAATCTTTCAATTACAAATTTAGCATATCCATTAACCCCTGCATTATAATAAATACTTCTTAATATACTTGCACTATCTTTATGAAACTCAAAAGTAGTTGATGTTTTTCTTACTATTCCATGATATTTAAAACCCCTTTCCCAATCTAATTGAGTTATATCCCAATTCTGAGGTGCAAATGCTAATGGTGTTTTTGTAGTTGTTAAATCAACTGCATTACCATTCATGTAGTAATACTTACCTGTCTTGTCTTGTAAATAAAATCTAAACCTATTTTCCATTACATTCTACTTTTTTTAATTCTCATAGCGTGTTCAAAGTCCCCAAATATAGATACATTCATGTTCTTTTTAGCCATAATCTCGGTTAAATTATCAACTTTATTATATAACTCCTCAAATGATTGTATCAAAGCAGTTTGCATTGTATCCGTTGTAACACTACTATTACTAGCCATGTATTTATGTGCATTATCATAAACATTAGCCATTAACTCGTGATGGGGTGTTACTTTTGTACCTTTTGGTAAATAAGTTAATGTATCTTTATTAGGTGTTAAATATTGCTTACCACTTTTTTCTGTGATTAACTCCGTACCTTTTTCTCCTACAATTGCAAGGCTATCTGAAGGTGTTGATTCAATACCCTCAGCATATTGTGGTAATGGTGTTGCTAATACTTTTGCCAATTGTACTGCCCCTGTTAAACCAAAACCTATAGCGTTTGCAACTTTTACCGGTGCAGGTACACCGACTTCTCCTAATGCTCTCATAATAGATAATGCAGTAGAACTAATTATTTGTGCTACGTCTATACTTTTTTGTATTAAAGCAAATTTTCTAAGGTCTTTTATTTTTTCTTTTTCAATTGCTTTTCTTCTTGCCTCAGCCTCTAATTCAATTTGTTTCTTCTTTTCTGCCCTTTCATTTTCAGTTAAAGTCAATCTATCTAAACTAGCTAATTCTGCTTGTTCTTGTGCATCTACTCTTTTTAATTCAATTTCTGCAAGTCTTTCGGCATTATATATTAACCTATCTGTTATTGTAGAGGCTATTTCAGCACTTGCCTCAATTGATTGGTCTGTTAATTCTTGTTTTGCTTTTTGTATTGCATAATATTCTTCTAATTTTTTCTTTTGTTTAGCTTGAATATCCTCTAATAATTTTTGATTATTTTTTTGTAATACTGCTAAATAATCGTAAGTTTCTTTATACTTTTTCTTAATAGCATCTTGTTTTGCCTTAACTCTTTCTTCTTCTGTTCCATATACATATTGAGCAACTTCTAATTCTTTTAAAGAATTATTAATTAACTTATCGTGAAAATCATTTGCTTTTTTCTCTAAATCTAAATTAAAATCTATTTCTGTTTCAGTTTCTTTTTTAGATAAACCTTTTCTTTTAGCAATAAACTTTGAAGTTAATACTATTGATTTGTAATAAAATTGTTCTTCTGTAATTAATTTGTCACCTAAACTAATTTCTAACTCTTTTTGCTCTCTTTCGTATTGCTTTTTAATTTCATTTATTCTGTTAACTTCTGCCTCTTTTGGCTCTGCTTTTGGTTTTGGCTCTGTTTTTGGTTTTGGTGTTTTAGGCTCTTTTGGTGCTTTAGCATAAGGGTCGCCATATTTTGCAATAACTTTATCTGTTTCTTTTAAATTATCTTGATATTTTTTTAATTCTTTATTTTGATTTTTATAAAAATCTGAAAGATTTTTATCAGCATTTTGTATATCTTTTAATCTTGTTTCATCCGTTTCAATACCACTACCAAATATTGAACCTGCACCAACTCGTATAAATTTACCTTTATTTTTATTATATTTTTCAATTGCTTGTGCTTGTGCCTCAATTAAATCTAATTCAGTTTCCATACCATCAGACACAATCTCATCAATTTTTGTTTTTATTGCTTTTGCCCTTGCACTTGCAACAATAGCATCTCTTAAATGATAATATGTTGCTGTTGCCTCCCCATTTAATATTTTTTCATCCTCAATATTACCAAAATAAGTAGGGTAAATTTTCTGTAATTTATCAATTGCTAATTTTCTTTCATTAATTGAAAGTGTTACATCTTGTGTAGTTTCATATAATCTTTCTAATTCGTTAACCTCTGAAACAGCGTTTTTACTTCCTTTTAAAATAGCCTCATTCAATCCTTTTTGTGCCTCTGCTAATATACTAATTTCTGATTCACTTTTTAATAAATTACCAATAAAAGCAAATATCTCTTTACTATAAGCACTTAGCAAACCAATACCAACATATAATACAGTATTCCATGAAAATAAAGCACCTGCAATTTGAGATAATGCACTTGTAGTAGTTTTCCCTTCACTTTTAAGCACTTTATTTTCTGCATTAATACCTTTTATAGCGTCTTGTAAAGCACCAATATTATTGGTTAATGACATTACCCCAATTTGTAAAGATTGCCCAAAATTGGGTAATTCCCTTGTAATTTGCCCAATTGCATTTGATAAAGGTGACCAACCACTTGCATAATTACCTACATTTCTTTGAAATCTACCACTACCTGCCTCTAATTTTTTTAACTCTGCATCAACATCTTTCAAATGCTTTATTAAATCTGTACCTCTAGCTGATTCCCTTTCAGCACTTGACATTGCATCATATTCATTCTGCAAACCCTTTAATTGCAATCTTAATGAATTAATACTACCTTCTTTAGCTTGTTGACTTTTTACATAGTCTTTATTTTCTTGTGTAGATTTTTGTAATTCAAGTCTTAATTCTGCCTCTACTTGTGCTTGATATGTAGCTTGTTTAGCTATTTTTTCTTGTAGCTTTTGTATTTCTGAAAGTGCATTTTGTTGGTCTTTAATTACACGAGTTGTATCTGTTATGCCTTTTACATTGGCTAATGCACTATTTAATAATAATGCAACTTTTGCACTTTTTTCAAATTTATCAATTAAAAGGCTTAAATTATCTTTTAATTTTTCTACTTGGTCAAAGGCTTCTTGACCTACTATTTCCGTTATTTTATCAGCCATTTTGTAACTCGTTTAATTGATTAATTAATTTTTGTTTTTTTGCTATTAACTCAGCACCATAATTTATAAGTTTTTCACCTTTTGCAACTCTTAATCGAATAGCATAATTCATTAATGAAACAAAGCATAAACAAGTTATAAACCCTAATATAAAACTAATTGCTATCATTTATTTTTATTTATTTGTTTTTCTAAATTTTTAATATGATTATTGTAACTATTAACATACTCGCAATATTTTGCTGTTGTTATTTTTTCAACACTAATTTGAAACTTAAATGTTAACTCTATAGCTACTATTATTTTTTCAAAATATTGCTTTGTTATTTCCGTTTCTTTTTTCTCAACTTTATCAATCTCATTTAACTTTTCCTGTAACTCTAACAACTCTACTTTCAAATAACCATTAAATTGGTTAATATAAGCCTCTAAATTAGCCTCATTAGGCTCGATTGATATAATGTACCCAAAAGACGATAACATTTGAATTAAGGGATCAGAATAGCCATATTCTAATTGTTTAATAATTGAATTTGCTATGTTTATTCTACCTTCTAAATAAGCTATTTCCCTTGCACTTTCAATTCTGATTTTTGTATCTAAATCACCTATAGCCTCAATATATAATTCATTTATAGTTTGCCACGCATCAGATAATTCACTTTCAGTTGCATTTCCCTCAATTATTAATAAATTTAAGTCTTTATTTATTAAAATTTCTATATATTTGCTAAACGGGATTGATAAATCTTGAAATAACTTCAATGATGTTTTCACCTCTTCTTGTTGCACTTTCGTAGGTGGCGATACGAAGTTCTTTATCTTCTTCATCAAAGTATATACAATAGTTTTTATCTTCATTTAATGCTCTTTCTTTTGCAAATTTACGCAAAGTTATTTGCTTTTGCATTAATAATTCATGTTTGATTTTGCAAGTTATGCAAGTACTAAAGTTAAACAGCATTTTTAAGGTTTTTTACTAGTTTATCATTAAACCCCTTTGCATCAATTAATTCTGCTCTACTTTCTTTATTTAATCCAAACATATTCTTATATCCATCAAAAAATGCTTGTTTATCCCCAATCCCTGTTCCTGTAGAAAATATTTTATATTCTAAACTAGAAACTTCTAATTGCATATTATTTAAAAAATCCCCTGTCCATCCAAAGTTATATAAACTACCTGCACTTTTTGATAATATAGGATTTTCTTTACTTGCAATTTCTTGTGTTAATGGTTTATATACACCTTTATAATTTTTATTGCTATTTTTTAACACAGCATCATCACTACCCTTCCCATCTTGCATTTGTTCTACATTCAAGTAAATAATATCTTTTTCACTTTCATACATAGTAGTTTCCACAACCTTGTTAAAGTCTAGTTTATCCCATTTACTAAATACTTGATTAATTGTAGCCATATTACAAATTTAATTAAAAAAAGGGAGTTTTTACACTCCCCTTTCAATTTTACTTCTTAACTTTCTTTTCATGCACCATGTAATAAACATCTTCAAGTATTTCTTTTGGATATTTTGGGTGTTGCTTTAAAAAAGGATCAAGCGTTTTACATGATTTTATGAAATCTACAACAAAACAATATTTGTCTATTCTAATTTCCTTCATCATATTATTATGCTCTAGTTGTTAATAATGTAGATTCAGATAAGCCGGGCATATTAGCAGTTGTTAATGCTGAAACATTACCAAACTCAATTGTGATACCACCACCTGCTGTAGAAGGGTAGTTAGTACTTGTATTCAATGTAATTTCAACTCCTTTTAATGCAGGGTCTAATGTTACAGATGTAATAGTAATAGGTAATCCTGTTGCAGTATTTTTTGCACTCCAAATAGCTGATGTATTTAAGTTACCTGCATAAATATCATACAAATTAGTAGTTGCACCTAAAACTTGGATTGTAGCCACACCTGCTGTAAATGCAGTTGTTGCATTATTTAAGAATGTTTGTTTTAAACCTACTATTTGTGAAATACTTAATGTATCAGGTAATTTTAAAGACGCTATATCATCATTCCATTGAGATGATTCAGATAAACCTAATGAAATTGAATACATTGCTGTTCCGTTACTTCCTGTAGGTATTTTCCATGTTTCAACTGCAAACATTTCTAAATCAAAACCTTTCAAGTTACCTAATGAATCAGAATAACCAACAAGTACTTTATTTTTCTTATCCATTAAGAAAATATCGTAACGGTTTTGTTGTAAATGGAACGCTTTTCTGTACAATTTATTCATTGTAACACCATGCTTGTGTAACATTTTAAATGATGGTTTACCATCAGATAAATAGTTAATACCACCAAATGCACTTGTTTCAGTTGTACTTTCAGATGATTGGTCTTCAATTTCCCATAAAGTTTGGAAAGGATACCAACGTAATGCAGGGTTATTGTTGTTGATTCCTGCTAAAATTGTAGTTTGTAATACAATTTGTTGTGCAGGTGTAATCATAGTACCTTGTGGCACTGCGATAAATCCACTTACTTCTCTTAAATCAAATACGCAATCTTGCATACCTGTATTTGCATTTGTGTTGTTGCAATTCAACATATTTAAAATTATGTTTGGCATTTTTTTATTTTTTTTTAATTAATTATAAAATTCTCTTGCAAAGAGCAATTTGTTTCGTTTATTGTTAATTCTAATTTCTTAATAACTAACCCATCTAAATAATCCGGTAGTTTATATGCTACATTACCATTAGTTTCATTTACCCCCATATTTAACGCATCAATTTTAGTATGGTTAAACCCTCTTTCAGAATTACCCAAAAAATAAGCAGAATTTGCAACTATGTGCATAAACTCAGCATAAATTGGGTATAATGTAGGTAAATAGTTTTTTGTGTACCTTACACTATAATAATCCGTTGGGTTTGATGGGGTTACAATTACAATATCTAAATCAGCATTTAATACACCATCTCTTCGCCTTTCCTCAAACTCATGTATTAACATAATTAAAGGATAAACGATATTTTTTCTTGATGGTGCTTTTTTATCATCATTAATTTGATTCATTAAATGAATCCAACTACCATGCTTATACGTTATGTTAAATCCTAAATTAAGCGAAACCTGAGCAACTATGTTCTCAATTAATTTTGGTATTGCTATAGGAAATTGTGTATAAGTGTGCATTATATAGATAGGATATTTTTCTTAATGAAATAATTTTGATTTTCGCTTTCAATTCTAGGCATAAAATGTAGCCTATCAAAAATAGTATTGTGTAAATTGATATTATGAATTGGTGGATATTCAACACCTACATAAGAAGGATAATCACTAATATTCTCCATTATAAAATTGTGCATTTGATAATGATACTTTACCATATCATTCCATGAACGCATCAACTTAATATAAGGGTTTGATAATGTAGAATTTTCAAAGTTAGGTTGTGCCTCACCTTGTCCGAATGTAGTTGTAATTTTTGATTCTATCATCATATTGTATATATAGTTAGCATAAGGACTAATTCTTCTTGTACTCCCTACACTTGCTGATACATAAACATGATGATTTGAAAAACCTAACCAATCATTACTATAAGTATTATTAACACCCTTTTTACCAAATAACAAATTTAACCATTTAGCATTTGTATTCCCCAATGTAGTATTTGTTACTTGGGTTATACCATCAATAAATAATGTAGCTAATTCAGTACCTAACATAATTGTAAGGTAATTGATTTGCTCATCATCAATCAACAACCTAAGTACCTCACCATCGCCTGATGATGAGGTATTAGGTAATGTTAATTTTAATTTATCGAAATAAGAATTATTAATAAATTGAAACATTTTTTACTTTGTTTTTTTTGTTGCTTTTACTTCTTCTACTACTTTATCTTTAGGATTAATAGCATACCCTTTACTTATCATTTTTTCAGCTAATTCACTATATACGGTAATAGTTTCATTTGCTTTATGATAAGGTGCTTTATCGGTTGTTATAATCGTTATAAATTCCATAATTAGATTTCTATAGCAGTTTTGATAGTAGCAATTGAATCATAAATGAAAGCAATTCTATCTAATTGTTTTACAAATGAATGGTAACGGCTTTCTCCTAAGATAACAAATTGATTTTTGATGAAATCATCGTTTACATAACCAATTTTAACAGTGTAAGGTTTGTAGTTAGATACGTTCATTCTTGACATATCAGCAACTAATACATAACCTGCTGAAATTGATTGTTCAGGAATGATTAATACACCACCAATAACAACTTGGTTAAATAAAGACGCTGTAGGATATAAAGGTAATCCCATACCATCTTTTGCACTAACAAATTGTACAAAGAAGTCAATTGGATTCATTAACGCTACGTTTGCCATGTAAGGCATTTCATCAGTGAAATTTGTAGTTGTATAGATTTTAGTTACACAAGCATTGATAACATCCATTACATTTGGAGTAGCAACTGTACCTGCTAATGCACCTGCTGTGAAAGATGACGCAACTGTGATAGAATCAGCAATTAACGCTTTGTTTTTCTTTAAATTGTGTTTTTTAAACAATAAATCTGTAGCAACTGATTGCAAGAAAGGAATATCATCAACTGATTGCTCTGTTAATTTAATCCATGCGGCTAATGTTTTTGGTGCGGCATATCTTGTTTCAACTTTGAAGTCAATTTGTGCTTTATCACTTCCTTCAGTTTGGAAAGTGTAATCACCATCTTTAGGGATAGTTTCAGTGTAAGGGAAAGACGCTTGGTTAGTGCTAAATGAAGTACATAAAGGTAAAACATTTAATTCTCTTACATTAGCATTCGCAGGGTTTGCTTGGTTGTAAGTGGGTGTAGAACCTTGAATAGTTGCACTAGCTGTAGTAACTGTACCAACTACTTTTGTAGCGATTTCATGTACACGATTGTTTTTGAAAGCCTCTTTGATTTCTGTAGCGTTCTCAGCAATTGCTTTTGAAATTTGCTCGTTGAAAGTAATTGCACTTTCTAAATTTTTGTTTTTCATGTTTGCAACTTTAGTAGCTGTTTCAATCAATTGACCTTGCAATTCTTTGAAAGCCTCGTTTGTAGCATACTGAGATTTTAATGCTGTTAAATCTGCCTCAACTTGTTCTGCTGTTTTAAACTCAGCGTTCATTGCCAATTCAAGACCTTTAACTTGTTCTCTTACATTAAGTAACATCGCTTTTTGTTCCTCGCTGTAATCTTTGATTTGCTCTGCAAATTGAGCATCTGTAATTTTTGCCATTTTTTTTGTGTTTGTTTGTTTTTAAATAAATTTTAATTTTGAATAATCAACCTTTTTTTGAGTGTCGTATGACGGCTCTATATTAGTAGTAGTGGTCGAACCGGCTACTTTTGATTCTGTTACTGAAATTGTAGGTGTAATCGTATTACTACCTTTTACAACTGCTGAAATTTCTATTAGTTCAGCCTCTAATACTGCAAAGAAATACCCACACTCATCTGCTTTTTCTTTATTTGCAACCATTGGATAGTATTTATCCCAATTTGCTTTTTCATCAACATAGTACTTTTCTTCACTATTAACACACATTACAACATTTTTGTATCGCATACCTACAGAATGATTAGTTACATAACCTTTCTTGTATTGCTCTACCATATATTCGTTTCTATCAACCGGTGCTAATGATTCACCAAATAAAGCCTGAGTACTTCCCTCATAAGGTGCGCCCAATGATTTCCATTTAACATTCTTTACACTACATTTCATTTTGCTATCAATAACCTTATCAAACTCCATTTCATGCTCTTGCAAATGTAAAAAATATTCATTATCAGCTAGTGTCTTATTCCATAACTTAGGAATATGCACATCCATGTGGCTATCTAATAAATTAGTAGTATTACCTACAAACTTCAATAAAACAAACCCTGTTTCAATGTTATCTGTAGTCATTGCCACTTCTTTGCTTTCATAATCACCTTTTGTACTTACTAAAGGCATTTGATAGCTAACAACATCGCATTTTTTATTTGCGCTTTTCTTTTCTTGAATTATAGTACTCTTATTGTCTTTAAGATACTTAAACAATTCATCTTTAGTTGTAATATTTGTAGGTATTGTAAAGTTCATTTATTCTATATTTTGTTTTAATGTTATTAACATATTCGTTGGAACAATTGCTAAAATTTCATTACCTTCACCTCTAATAATACTTTGCCCTGTTTTTTCATCAATGGCAATAGTACCTTCAATTTCAATTAAACTAAAGTAACCTGTATTATTTTGTACGAAAATTTGATAAATCATTTAGTAATTATTTTAGTAGATTTTATTTGCTTATCTTTAATTTCTTTTATTTCTTTAATTTCCTTGTCCGTTAACTTGTTCATTTTGAGTATTATTTATTTTATATAGATCCCACAATTGAGGTAATTCATCTAAATATTTACCTGTAAATTCTTTTCTAATTGGTTGTTTTAACTCCAACATCAAAGCATCGTGTGTAATTGCGCATTTTAAAAACTGCTCGGTAAATGATTGAACATTTAATCTATGTATTTCAGCCTTCTCCTTTTGGTTATCTTGGAATAAATGTAAATGTGAGTAATCAATTACAAATCTATATCCACTATCAAAAGTTAAAGTAGCCTCATTAAACTGATATATGATATTTTCACTCTCAGGAATAATAGCATTTTGATACATTGCCTTTTCATAAGCAGTTTGATTATTAAAGGTTGTACCCTGTGCATTTGATAATAAATTATAATTAAATCCAAAAGCATCGCAAATTGTATGTAAATCAGACTTTTCATTTTCAAATAACTTCAATTGGTCAACATCCATACTAATTTGTTGCCATTTTAATGACATATTAGTAATAATTATTTGCCATTGTGATTTACTTAAACCATATTTCTTATAATCTTCTTGTAAATCTTGCTTATCTTGTGCATCAATTGACGTTGTACCTATTACATCCTTTGAATCATTTGATAATATACCTAATGCACCTCTGCTATTAATTAGCATACCTCTTGCCTCGTAGTTTGCAATTAAATTACTTACTTGATTTGTTAAAGGTGTAATTCTACTTTGTGGAAATATAGGACTATCTAAACTTGTTGTCGTATCAGTACAAAAATATAAATCTTCCTTATTTAACTGAGTAGTTTCACCATTATAAGTAAAATAAACTGATTCAATAAGGTCTGCTATACTTTCAGCACTTAAGTAATTAGTTTGCTTATAATTGATTTGCAAAAACTGATTAGGTAAAATATACATTCTACCCACAATTGATTTGAAAGGCTTTATAATCAACCAAACAGAAACTCCGTAAATTTGAGATAAAGCATAAGACTGAGATAAAAACTGCCCTCCTGTTTGCAATGGGTTAGGCTGTGCAAGTAATTTCAAAAGTCTATTCTCTTTCACCTCTTCACCCTTCTTATTCAATAATGATAATTTACCATTATTAAACATTGACGATTTTTTATTTATAATCGTAGGTAAAATAGGCAATAATTGATAGGCTTTATCTATTGTCGCATTTGATAGACTAAAAGTGTTTGGATTAAAAGAATTTCCAAATTCTTGAAAATACTCATAACTTGTACTATTATAATTTTTTGTAGTAAAATTACTATCTATTCTTTCAATCTTATTAGAAACTAATTTAATTAAATCCATTTAACGTCTTGTAATTATGCAAAGATAAACATTTTTTATTTATTAATATTATTTTTTAAATAATTCCAAATTATTCTACTAATAAAAAAAGGACAAAGAAAAAAGTAAATAATAAAAGAAATTATTTTATTACTAGCCTTATCATCTAAAGCCATATTATAAGCAATAAATAAACAGAAAAAAAGGTAAATTATTAATATATTCATATTTTATTTTTTAAAGTAATGTGTATAAACTCCGTATCTTATTGAATCCATTAAGTGATTGAATGTATCTATAGGTGTGTTGGTACTTTGCCCTGTTTTGTTATCCTTTGCCCACATATACTTTTGTCGTTCCTCATGCAAATTTAATGAATTAGATGTATAAAATACTTTAAATTCTTTTAATCTGATAATACCTGCATTTATTGAACCTTGCCCTTTCCTTGCAGGTAAGCAATTCCTCATTCCTAATCTTCTTAGTTGTGCTATTTGGTCAGGATCATGGTCGCAATAAATCGGAGTACTGCTAGTAAACCCATTAGCCTCAAATATTTGTTTCATTTGTATAGGTGCAATTCCGGGAGTATAGCATATCTCATGCACAAAAATACTTTCCCCAATTCTTACAATTTTAACACCTGCTGTAGGATCATTCGTATATCCAAAGTCTAAACCTCCTATAAAGTCGTTTTGATGTGGGAAATCGTTATAATCAATAACTTGCCAATCATTATATATGATACCTTCAAGATTCCCTGTTAAACCCCTTGCGTAAACCCTCCATAAATCCTTATCCTTAATAGATTCCGTTCTTCTATGTTCCTCCTCTGATAAAAATGGGTTGTGCCTATGGTCTGAAATAATTAACTTAACATCTGCACTTATATCGTTTGTTTCTTTATCCGTTCCTATTAACTTGTCATGCGCCCAAAATGGTGCTGATGGGTTATAATCTACAAATGTCCTTACCCTTGTACGCTTTGCAACTTGCCAAAAAATACCCCACGTTATACCATTAGCCTCATTAAAAAATGAATACTGCCTTTTACCTTGCTTTGCGCCTTGCTCATTCTCATAACTTGTAAACTCAATAATCCACCCACTTTTAAAATATATCATTCTATCCGTTTCGTTCCAATTCTTAACATACTTTTTTAATCCATCGTTTGAATTATAGATATTTTTAGCTACTCGATAAGCACCCTTTTTCAAATTGGGTACACTTTCCCCTACAACCGTTATAATAGGGTCTTCCGTTGGTGCTTTGTTAGTCGTTGCAATTGTAAATAATAACTGCATAATTGCATACGTTTTGCCGGAATCAGTACCTCCCTGATTAATAACTACTTGTTCCGTTGCATTATAATTTGCATAATATACCGGTGATACATCAAATTTATACATTTACTTCAGTTTCTGAGTGTGAAAGATTAGCGTTAACAGAAAATACATTTATTGTAGGTGCTACAGTTGCCACGTCTTCCCCTGCTGAGTTCGTTTGCGCTGATTTCGTTGGCGCATAATCACCTTCAATTTTACTTATCTCTGCTCTGATTTCTTTTATTGTCTTGTTTATAGTCGTTTTTTCTATTGCGTTCATTGGTCGTGTACCCGTTAACAATTCGCCCTCTGCAAAAGTAGATACTATCATAATATTTGCCTCTAATTCATCATTCAATTTCTTAATTTGTTCCTGCAATTCAAGTAACCTGTCTATTTTTGATTTAATGCCACTTTTTAAGCCTACTTCTGTATTCGCTTGTATTTGGTTGACAATTGCAATATCTTTGAATTTTGACCACTCTTCTAGCGTTTTATAATATATTTTGATATGTCTTGCCTTCGCAATTGTAAAACGTTGCCTTATATCATTGTAAGTGCTAGTATTTTCCGTATTTCCTGCCTCAAATAGTTTTATATATTCGTTTCTGAGTGCGACTTCAGTTAGAAACTTTTTTTTCTTTTCCATATTTTAAATAACCTTTGAAAGTGCCTTTTGTAGTGAAATAATAACGCTTTGAATACATGAGGCGCATTTTATAGGCGTTTTATTCGTTTTGTATATGCTATTATGTAAAGTATATAGTAAATTCAATTCATTAGGCGTGTAATTATGTTGGCTGTCAATTATTATCTTCCTATTTTCTATTAAAGTGTCCTTTTGTTGTATTGTTATCTTCATTTAACTATTATTTTATTTTTCTCAATATGTTTATATATGTCTTGAGTAATTTTACCACATAACCACGCTTGTGCCTCTTCATCTGTTATGTCTCTATTTTCTGTTACTTTTACCACTAGATGGTAAATTTCATGCGCTAAGGTATTATGTGTTAAGTATATACTGTTTATTATAATGTAGTATTCTGATATATCAAAATAAAAAACTATTCCCTCAACTTCGCAGTCTAATGTAAAATTAAGTTTGTGCTTTTTTCCTATTCGCTTAATTTCTTTGTGAATATCCTGAGTAATAATAAAATTAACCTTACAATTATATATATGTAAATTTATTACTTTATTCATTCATCTTCACAATTATAGGCAATTTACCATCTATCACAACTCCACACGCTATTTGAGGGGGTGCAAAGTTTCGAGCATATGCCATGCTATAAGCGTTTGCATCAACTCCACACCCTACCTGCATCCCAAAAATGTTATTCAGGTATTCAATTGAGCATTTAGTGTGCGAATGCCCGGCAACTACAGAACGAAACAAGGTTTTAGCCTTTGCAAAGGCTTGCATACCTTCGCCATGTACATATAAAACGCCATCAATTTGCGCCTCTGTTTTAAATTCCCAATTGGGTACTTTCAAAACCTCTTTATATTCTTTGATCCACTTACTAGATATACCATGCGCAAAGGCTTTCCGGTACACTATCCTGTCATGATTCCCAATTATTACCGTTGCTTTGTTAAAAGCTTTGTACCAACGTGCTAATTTTTTTATTGAGGCGTTCAATTCTTCAATTGCACTCATGCCGTCGGGGTCTGTTTGGTGAAAGCTACTATAATGTGAGTCGATACAGTCACCTATAAAAATAACCTTATTGCAATTGAATTGCTTATATACTTGTTTGCAATGTTCTAAATAACCCTCCTTACAAAATGGTTCGTGGATGTCACCTATTACCAAAATTTTACTCATAAAAAAACCGGCGTATTTGTTACGCCGGTAAAATTAAGATATTATTTTTTGCAATCAATATTCCTCAATTGCTTTTTTGATTTTGAAATAATTGGTCACGCTTGTATCGTTAAGCCCTCGCATGATTCGTGAGGTCAAGCCCTTGTCAAGTTGGGTTAAGTTAGCCAATTGAATGTTAGTTAATTTTTTGTTAACCTGTATTAATCTCAATTGTTTTATAGTGGGTAGTTCACCCGCCCCGCAAAATTTGCATTTATTCATATTTGTACATTTTTATTCGTTATCTTCTAAAATTATTCGTTTTAATAGGCTATCTTCTGATAAATTAGCAACTATCCGAACATTTGCGCCTTGTATATCCAATAATTTGATAATAGGAGTATCTGTAGTATAGTCAATTTCTAACCGGTAACAGTTATCATACTCCGAAACGTTGATTTTTTCGCCTGATTCCAAAGTAAATTGAGGACTTAGTGCGTGCCTTTCTACGGTTAAATTGACAAAAATAACTATAGAAAGCGCTATTATAATAAGATTCTTTATCATGGTGTTATAATTTAATTTTGAATGATTGAATAAGTAAGCGTTAAAATATTATTTATATAAATATTAACTTTGTTGTCCTGTATTACTACATTTGAAGCCTTTGGATATTCGCAGTAACTATTTACTATTTCCCCGTTTTTTTCTGTAGCTAAGGCAAAGCAATTAGTCTGTAATATAGTTACTTTTCTAAGTCCTTTATCTATTGAATTATAGACAATTTGCCCGGATTGATTTCGCCCTATTGGATTTCTGTGAAATATTGTGTGTACCTCTGTATTTAAGGCTAACTTTCTTTTAAATTCTGCTAGTGTTTTGATTTCTTGTAAATTCATGTTATTAATCTTTTAATGTGTAAAAATCGCTGTTAATTATTTTATTTATACATTCTTCGTGTAGTTCCTGTAGATGTTGGTCTAGTGTAAAAAATTCATTTAAAGATATCTCTACAAAGGCTATTTTATTACTTTTTTCCTCTTCGTGTGTGGTTGCTTCGTGTGTTGCAATCAGTTTATTTTCTATTAATTCAATATCAAAAATCAGATAATCTTCTTTATTAGTTCTATTATCAATTACCTCAAATTCAAAGATTTTCTCTAAATTCATATTATCAAATTCATGTTTAAAGGCTTTTAAATAAAAGTTGCTAAAAAAGTCCTCGATTTCGCTTTTAAGGTCGTAAAATGATTCCTCAGCGTTTCTACTTGCTAATAATGAGGCTAATAATTCGCTATTTATATTTTCTATAGTATATCCGTATTCTATAGCAATTTCCAAAGAATTTGAAAGACTTTGGTCATGTTCTTTTAAGTAGTTTATTGCATCTGAATAGTAAATTATATCAATATTAAAGCCTCCGTTCTCTTGTAGCATCTCATAAATAGAGTTATAAGCATCTGAATAGTCTATATCTTCAATATTGATATAGCCTAAAATATCGACCTCAGTTTGTAAATTGCTTAAGAATTTTTCAATTGTGTTGTGTGTGTTTTGTGTGTTCATTTTATTTATTATTTAGGGTTTAAAAAATTTGTTTTTTAGTGTTTAAATTTTGCGCAAATTATGTGCTATTAAGTCTAAGCCATATTGAAAGTAATAACCTGTTTTAATCATTCTTTTATTATAGTTTTTTAAGTCGATATAGTCTAATTCTTTGCTATTCATTTCTATAATAATATTTTGAACCTGAAGAGGCAAATTTTCGTAATTATTGAATAGGTCAAAATTATTAATTTCGCTTATTACCTGTAGCATACCCTTTCCTTTGCTTTTTTCTGTAGAATTGCCATATTCTATTAATTCGTTGGCTTGTTCTGATAATTCGTTTAAAAGTTGTGTTAATGTGTTCATGTTTTTTAGTTTTTAGTTTTTAAAATATAAATTGTTGATAAATTCCTATTGAATAAAAAAATGTCATATCCAACATTAAAGTAAGTTTTTAAGTTTTTTTGTTCTTGTTTTTCAATTTCTTTTATTGTCATATTTCTATAATCAGGTTTGAAAATTTGTGCGCAATTCCAATATCCAAAAGTTTTTTTTATTTTAATTTTCATTTTTTTTAGTTTTTAGTTATTAATTAATTGCTTTCCTATTTTATTCATGCTCTGAATGTTAATCTTGTGACATCCTATTTTTAACGTGCCGTTTAATGAGGTTACAATGTATCCGGCTATGTTATATCCTTTAATATCTTTTTTTGCTAAAATGAGGCTATAAAGTGCCTTTGCTTCGTTTATAGTTGTTCTTACCTGTTGGCTTGTTTCGATATATTCACCACACTGAGAGAATCTTAAGTAGTCCTGTTCACTTTTAATAAAATTTACTTTGTATTCTTCAAAATTTTTTATTGACTTGTTTAAAATAGATTTTTGCTTTTTTTCGTTGGCTTTTTTAAGTTCTTTTAATGTATCTTTAAAATTATCTACGTTTAAAGCTATTTGAGTGACTAAATTTGCTATATTTTTAAGTTCTTTATACTTATCATTTTTTATATTTTTATTAAGTGGGTATTCTTTGAACGCCTCAAATTTACTTAATATAGCATCTATATATAAAGCCGGCTTTTTAGCTTTTAATAATTTGTCATATTGATTTTTAACAAAATTTAATACTAAGTCTAAATTTACATTATTTTCATAGTATTGTTTATATTGCCGGGTTGCACCTGTTACTTGTGCAATATGTTTATTAGTAGTCATACTGTAACCTGTGTTATTAATTAATACAAAGGTGCTATTTTCATGCTCTATAAACTCCGCTAGCTTATAATGATATCCGTATGAATAGCATTTTTTACCGTAAAAGAATACGTTTGAACATTTAGCGTGTTCCTGTGTCTGCTGAGCGAATAAGTGTAATACGTCAGCTGAGTTTGTAAATACTTTTTTCATTTTTTATTTATTTTTATTATTTATTGCAAATATACAATTGTCTGTTTTTATTTAGCAAATTTATTTATATATAGCCTATAAATTTTGTCTATATAGTTGCTGAAAGCCTTTATTTATAAGGATCATTAAAATTTAATTTCAAAAAAAAATATTTTTTTGCTGATTTTATACGCTTTAATTTTACCCAATAAAAATAGGCTTATATATTGGCTGATTATTTAGGCTTTTTTTCCTGTAAATCAATATTTTTTTTGCTGATTTTATAAGGATCAATTTTTTTGGGCTGATTCTGATGGATCATTTTTTTTCTGATGGATCATTTTTTTTATTTTATCCTGTTTTACTTTTTTTTAAAAGTCTAGTGTATTAATTAACTGAGGGTATGTATTAATTGGCTGATCCTCTGTATTAATTGGATCACCCTCTGTATTAATCAATTTACCCTCTGTATTAATCAATCGGGTGTATTAATTAAATTATTTATGGGGTGTATTAATTGAATTACCCTATGTATTAATTGAATTAGTGGGTGTATTAATCAATTTAGTGGGTGTATCAATTGAATTGGTTAATAATATTTTTTACATATTTCTTTAAACTCTTCCAATGTTCTGACAATAACATAAATTTGGTTTAAACTTTTTACCTGAGTTTCAAATATTTTTTGTTCTTTGCCTTGCTTTCCTATTTCTGTTTTTAACTCAATAAAAATAACTTTTTCGTTTACTACTAGAATCAAATCAGGTACTCCTGTTTTAACTCCCATAGCTTTCATCCTGTTACCTTCAATTTTATTTTTGGCTTTGTTATTACAATGAAATAAACATTTATCGTGTTTTTTACCATACTCTAAAGAATACCATTGTACTATCTGCCCTTGTAAAATATCTTCGTTTCTATTCATGTGTTATTAATTTTAATTTACTTTCTAGTGTTTCAATTGCTTTATCTTGAATCCATTTATTATATTTATTATTATATTCTTCGCACCATTTTGCTGTTTCTTTCAACATTTCAGAATATATTACTTCTTTCAATCCTTCCGTATCTTTATATTTTGAATAATAATTTACTAAGTGGTCTGCTATCTTATGTAATACTGCAAAAGGTTTCCAATTTCTTTCTTTTGCCATCGCTAACAATCTGTTTATTGGTAATTCAATTGGTTTTGTACTGATTAATAAAACTAATTTTTGCTCTTTCTCTTCTTGTTTTTGTCTTTCTGCCTCTTCTTCAAAATCGTGTCCACAACTGATACAAACTAATTTTCTTGTGTGCTGTAAATAATGACATTCAGGACATTCTTTTACCGGTGCTACTCCATTGCTTTTTTTACCATCATTTAATTTTGCGCCATGTTTAAAATAGCTTTGCCAATCAAAAAAATCTGTATATGCTCCATGCCTCGTAGTATTTTTACCTAAATCTAAAACTAAAAACTTTTCTTTATTTTCTGATAATCTTGAACCTCTACCTACCATCTGCAAGTATAATGACAAACTTTTAGTTGCTCTATTTAAAATTATTGTTTCTACAGTTGGCTCATCGAATCCTGTGGTAAGTACTCCTACATTACAAAGAATAGCGTGTTTATTTGTCTTAAACCAATTTATTATCTCTTTCCTTTCGTTTTTTTCTGTTTCACTTGAAATTGTTTTTACTTCTAATCCTTCACTTTCAAAGGCTTTTTGTACTAATTCGTTATGTTTCAGATTAACATTGAATATTAATGTTTTTTTACCTGCTGATTTTTCCCAATAAGCATTGATAACATTCTTTACCATTTTTTCACTAGAGTAAAAATCTTGCATTTGTTTTTCATCAAACTCACCTTTTTTTACTTTCCACTTTTCCTTGCTTACTAAATCTGAGGCGAATCCATATACATCACAATTCAATAAGTATTTATTTTTTATTAATTCTTCTACACTTGTACCTAAAATTAAATTTTCGTAATAATTACTTAATGGATTTTCTGCAATTGGTGTTGCTGTCACTCCTAAAATCTTTTCTTTTCTATTTTCTTCAAAATAAGGTATTTTTTTAAAATTACCTATATGACACTCATCAATTATTATTAAACCGAAATTTGGTAGCTTTTCTATTCTTTTATAGGTAGTTTCTACCATCCCTATGTAATAATCAAAATTATGAGGTATATTTTTTACTCCGGCTGATATTATAAAACATTTTTCGCCTAAACTTTTTACTGCCTGTTCTAATAATTCTATTCTGTGAACAAGTATTAAAACTCTTTCTGTAGTTTCTGTGAAATGGTCTTTTGCAATCTCAATGAATGTAAAAGTTTTTCCACTTCCTGTTGGCATTTGTAGAATGTTTTTTCTAAATTCTGTGTTTTGAACTTTGTTTTTTATCTCAATTTGATAGTTTCTTAGCATATTTATTACAGATTATTTTTTTGAAAGTATTGATTTTATTGAGTTATTACACATTACAGATTATTTTCACTTTTTTAAACTCTCCTTCGTAAAAAAATTTTTTTTTATTTTTTTTTATTTTTTTCTAGGTAGTTTAATAATATATAATCTGTAATATACATATTTTCCTCTAATAGTCAATGATAGCAAGGCATTACAGATTATTACAGATTATTTTTCTAATATATAACTCATTGATTATCAAGCATTACAGATTATTACAGATTGCATTTTTAGAAAGAATGTGTAATTTCTTCTGTCTTAAATTTCACCTTATAAACTCTCTGAGTTTTTCCATCAACTAATTTTATTATTGGCTCAAATCCACATTTTTTCAACGCTGTTCCAATTCTTTTATTTGTTGTTCTGAAACTTGGATATTTGCTTTCTAAACTCAATTTTATTTGTGTATTTGTCATTTCTGTGTATTTGTCAACCATAACACAATCTAAAATCAATTCTTCTTCACTCATAACCTCTTGGTTTATTAATGTTGATTGGTTTAAACCTGCGATTTCATCTGCTGTTAAGAACCATCCTGTTCTATCTTTTTGCCATTCATGGTACAATTCAATAAACAATTCTGTTTTATCTATTTCTCTGTATTTTATTAAATCAAAATTTGTTACATTTATTGGTATAATACGTCTATTTCCTGTAGGATCATTAATTACCTCACTTTCATTTGATGTACCTCCCAAAACTGCTAACCTGTTTAAATCTTCACTAACTTTGCCATAAGGTCTCCTGATTGAAAAAGTTTGCTGACTAGATAACCTTTTTAATTTTGTAGCATCTTTTTTACTTTTACCTCCAAACTCATCATCCACGATTAAAAGTTTTTTTGTCATCAAGATTTCAGAATCTTTGCCCTCATCTAAATTTGATTCTGCATAATATTCTCTCAATTCTGTAGGTAATAAATTTCTAAAAAACTCTGTTTTGCTTATTCCCTGCTTACCATTTAATACTAATATCATCAATGAATATGTGCCATGTGCTGAACCTATTATAGATAATAGCCATTTTTTTAAGAAAATCTGCAAATAATCATCTACTTTTAGTTGTTTCCCATCAAATAAAATATTATGTTCAATTTCAAAGCAACTGCAAAGCAATTCAAAATTTCCTGTAGGCTTTAAATGTTCATTCTTTGCGAAAAATTGTTTTATTGGATTAAATGAGGTTGTATTATCAGGATTTTCAATTAGTGTAAATATCTTGTCTTTACTTAAATCAGGATCAATTAAATCCCAACATTTCGTATAAAACTTAGCTAAAACCCTATCAGTCATCTGCTCTTTGTTAAATTCGTAGTTTCTAGTTATCTCATTAAATCTAATATTAGAAATTTTGATTAAATCAACTACTTCATCTAGTGTTGTTCTTTCTTTATCTTCATCCTTAATTTTATCTACTAAACCATTGTCTTCAATTCCTAATTCTTTTAACTTAATTTTTGCCTCTTCTTTTGTGGCTGATAATTTAGTTATCTGAGTAATTTGTTTTGTTTTTTCTGATACAATGTTTATACCGGCTTGTTTGCAATGATAATAGATAGTTTTAATGGTAATACCACTTTTAGAACGCTTTAAAGCAATATCATACATTTTATCAGTTGATTCCCTTGTATATTTTGGTGATGTGCATGAAAATGCGTGATAGTAATTTCTACCATTTACCCCAAATCCATCCACTAGAGCAAAAGAAAATTTAACCCATGTTTGATAGTCATCGCATAAATTTAGGTATTTATTAGAGTATTCCCTTACAATCTCATCAAAATCGTTTTTTGTCGTTGGGTAGTAAACATTTGTATCTTTTTTGGTATCTTTCTTTACATATTGTTTGAATACCTTTGCTTTGTCATTCTGATACAAATAAGGGTCATAAGATACGAATCTCAATGAACATACATTTTTAGGTGCAGGATCAACTATCAATTTGAAATTATCTAAAAAATATTTTTCTAATCCTAAATAAGATTCTTTGTGTTTTTCAGGGTTAATCTTAAAAAATACTGCAAATCCATATCCACTCACTGAGGTGTGTACTGCATATACATAAGGGTCTTTTTTTATTGCCTCAATATCAAATTTCACGACTTGGTCTTTTGCATCTAAATCAATGCAAATAAAACCACTATGTTGTGTTAATTTGTCTTCTTTACGTTCTGTAAATGTTCCACTTGTTGTAATACATGGTAATTTTTGTTTATCTAAATTACCTGTTCTATAGGCTAAAACTTCATCCTGCCATAAACCATTTTTCACATTTGATAAGTAATTTTCAAATTCAATTTCTGAGTATGGTTTAGAGGATTGGTTACCTGCTTTGAATAAATTTATTTTCATATTTTATAATAAAAAACCCCCATCATTAAAATAGACTTGTCCTTCCAAATTAAATAATAGGGGCGATAATAAATAAGTTTTGTATATGCAGGGACAAGCTACATATTTATACAAATTTAACTAAAAATAGCGCAATTAAAAACTATTTGCGCCATTATTTTTAGAATGGTAATATTTCGCTTATTTGCTCAATTTTGCCATTTTCAAACTTCACTTCTGTAGATGGTGTAATCTGTTCTTTTGTTCCTAAAGTAACTTTACCATCAGTCCAAAAAACCTTACCATTACCAAAGTAATATTTGCTTGTTTTTGCCTCTCTTTGCTCTTTCGTTTGTTCTGCAAAGAAACTCACATTTTGCCCAAATTGGTTTGATGTATCACCAATTGAGGCTGTAAATTTAAACCCATTTTCGTTTTTAGTTTCGCAAACCTTAACGATTTCTTTTAGTTTTTCTAGGGTGAAATACCCACTAATCATTGTACTCATTGTTTATTTGTTTTTAAAGTTAGTAGTCAGGACAGGATTTGAACCCGTAATCTAATTAAAGATACCAATTATGTCGCTTAAGCCCCTAAAATGTGCGTTACCAATTCCGCCACCTGACTATTAAGATTTATAAAACTCATCCTTAAAGGGTAAAGAAACTCCATCTTAATTGTTTTTTGCATCTTTAAAGTTTTTCTATTCTTCTGTATTTATTGTTAATATTGTTACAAGTAAATTTACAAACATAAAAAGTATAAATCCACCTCTTGTTTCTATTTTCCATATTTGAGGATTTAATTCCCATGTTACAAATGAAAATGAGAGATAAATAAAAATGCTTAAAAATATAAATAGTGCTATCCCTTTTTTCATAAATCTATAATATTATCGCAGTAATTTTCAATATGGTAAGCAGTTGGGTAATGTACATTTTCAATTTCAGCATAAATTGAATTTATTTGTTCCTGACATATTTCTTTTATAGCCTTTTGCATTTTAGGTGTAAATTTAATATTATAATAGTCAAGTATTTCTATTATTTTTTCTTTATTCATATTTTTACTAGTTTAATTGTTTTTTTGTCGATTCTGATTGCTTTCATTTTATCCATTTCAACCGGTTTTGTTTTGAAACTTTTAGTTTTGTCGTTTTTAGTTTTACCTAAGTATTCGTAATTGTTAATTGCTTTTTTGTTCATCTTCTCTATTAATTTTTAATGTTCCATTTAATATCTCAGTCATTACCTCATCTGCTAAATTACGTTGCTCATCATTCATTTGCCCAATATTGAACATAATGTTATCAAATGTGCCTGTTTCGTAATTATCAGTTGTTCTGTTATGAATTTCCTTTCTTAATTTGAAATTAGTTGCTGATGTGATAGTTTTGTGTATGTTATTAGCACAATTAATTGAAAAAAGAAACTCCCCTTTATGCTCACGAGTTAATTGCAAATCTAAGATTACATTTTCACAAAGTCTTTTAATTTGTGTTGCATAAGTAAGAATTAATGTTATATCTGTGTTTGATTTTAAGTATTTTGCATCCATATTAGTACATTATTTTTATATATTTATCTAAATCAAAAAAGCCTTTCCCATTGTCTAAATCATAGTCATAAAACTTGATATTGCTTGTTTCATTGTGTAACTTCATTTCAATCATTCTGCATCTTAAAATGTGTTTAGTAACTCCTATCAATTTAGCAATTTTATCAATGCTCATCTTGTCATAATTCAATTTAACTATCTCAATTTGTTCAGGTGTTAATTCTACTTTTCTATTTATACTAGGTTTTTTATTTAAAAATCTAACATGAGCAACTAACTGCTGACTACATCCAATTTCTTTAGCAATCTCAATATTTCGTTTATGCAACATTGTGGCTATCTGTTTACATATTATTCCTGCCTCATGCTTAATACCAAAAGATGTTCTTTTTCTACTAATTGTTGAAATTGAAATATTGTACATTTTTGATATTTCTTTTAATTTCATTTTAGGGTTATTTTTTATAAATTCGTCTAATTGTTCCATCCTTTAAAATTTAATGCTGTAAAATCAAATTTATTATCTACTATTAGATTGTTAACAGAATCAACAATATTTTTAAACAATGGCTCTGTTTCAATATGTTCTTTTGCTAACCTTACATGGTATAAAATACTTGTATGGTCTTTTGGTATTATGCTAATTATTTTACCAATATCGTGAAATGCGTATCCGTTATTATGTAATAAATAACTTGCTATCTTTCTAGCGTTAACAAACTTTCGATGTCTTTTTTGCCCTATTAAATCATCTAATTTGATGTTTGAATAGTCGCATATCGTATTCAATAATGAATACTGCCATGCACTTAATTTTTTGATGTGTTCTTTTACTTCTTCTTTCATAATTTATAGTTTTAATGTTTTATAATATTCTCTTGCTTTTTCAATTTTTTTCATCAATATGTCAATGTAGTTTGCATCATAATCAAATTCAAATTTCTTAACTCTCTTTTCAATTGGCAAATCTTTGATTAAATTATTGTTTTTCTTAATCTGCTCACATTCTTTGATATAATCTTCATTTTGGCTATTTCTGTTATATTTATATAACAATCTATCACATTCATTCAAAACCATGTGTTCCGGTGTTGGCACTAAAGAATATATTAAACGATATTTTTGCTTACTTGTTAACCACATATAACATTGTGCTTGTGCATAATACATTTTTGATAACTCAGCGTTGAAAAACGTCTTTAAATTCCACGAAGTCTTAATATCCTCAACACAATCTGAAAGTACTATATCAGGTGTTCCTATAACATAGTCATTTTGTAGCTTTGTATTGTATCTTGAACGAAATCCACCTTCTACCACTTGGCTAACTAAATCCATTGAATCCTGCTCACATTCATTGCCTTTATCCATATAATCATTTTTGATTGATTCGGAAAAACCGAACTCTTCTAATAACCATTTATCAACTACAAATGTTTTTGCTGTTTCTGATAAGTTACCTGCATCTTTATCTGCTTTCAATTTAGGCTCTGTCATAAGTGCGCCTACTCCACTGCATCTGAATAATATTTTATTTTCCATTTTTTAAAGTTTGTTTTTTATTGTTATAAATTTCTGTTAATTCGTACTTCTCGATAAGATTCTCAACTTGTACCAATGTATCTACGTTATTAGCATTTAAGATGTGTTTTTCAACCCTTTCTTTTTCTTTGCTATTATGTACACTCTCTGCACTTAATAACTCAGCATCTCCTGTAAATTGCACAATATCCTTTCTATTAAGATTAGCACCAAATAAATCTCCAAAGTGGTCGCAAGCATCCTTGATGGCAATTGATTTCGCAATTGGTAGCGCCATCATTACTGCGCCTTTATTGACATTGCTCATATCAGTTTTTAGATTACCACTATTTTTTGTAGTTTGTAATTCTTGTGCGCCTACACCATCGTGATACATCATCTCATTTGTTGCCGGATTCAAATAATGAACCCTAACTGTTACCTCAATTGCATTGAATAATTGTGCTGTTTTTATTACCTCAATTTGATATTTCTTAAAACATCTTCTTAAAAGATATTCTACTTTGTCAATTGGAAGATAATTGTAGCCTTTAATGAATGGGTGCTGTTTTACCCATGCAGGTGGTGGTGGTGTTGATAAGATTACATTTAGTTGCTCTAGTGGAACTACATCAAAGTTAGTCTGTTTGAAAATGCTAGTAATTGTAGCCTTCGTTTCTTTCATAATTTCTTTACTCATGTTTATTTTGTTTTTAGTGGGGGAGTTACCCCCCGTTAATTAATTATCTAACCATTGATTCAGTTTCAGGGTCGTATTCAAAACCTTCTTCGTCTTGCTTTCTAGTTTGTTCGTATTCATCCATCTCATTAATGAAATCTTGTAACATAAATTTTTCAGGCTTAGGTAGCATAGCTTTCATAACTGATAAATCTGCATATAATTTATCAATTGTATCAAGATAATATTGCATAAATTCATCTTGACTAACATATTCAAATCCTTCTGTAAAAGCATCTGATATACTTGAAAATTTAGAAACATTTGTAATCCCACCACTGCTGTACTGCTCAACTCTTGTAATGTCTTTTTCTGATTTGATACAATAAAGTCTTGTAGAATATCCATTTACTACCTTTGTGAATGTTGGGAAATTAATCTCGATTTCCAATGTTTCTGTTCTTTGTGTTGTTGTTGTAATTTTCATGTTTTTTATTTTTAATTGTTATTAATACTGCAAATCTAATGATTTATTTTGTACCACCAAATTTATTTTGAGTTTTTTTTAAATTATTTTTTAATAAATGAAAAAATATGCTCAATTATAGGCAAAGTCCATCCATCGCCTAGCAATGATCCTGCTTTAGCTGTTGAAAGAATATCGCAATAGTCATCAGGAAACCCTTGCAATCTGCACATCTCTACCTTGTTAACTGTTCTTACTATCCCATCTTTGTAAGAATAAAGATTATTGTTTGATTCCATTAAACAGGGTGATTTACCTTTTGTTACTCTTGCTCTGCGAGTTTTTGAAGTTGGGAAACTTAAATCTAAACAATCATTTTCAGTAACAATATCATATCCTTTATTTGTATTTGTTTTACATCTTAATTCGTTATCTACTTCGTATATTAAAGTAATCATTCCAATTGAATTTCTATTTTTTAGATATTTTTGATGAGATTCGCTTAATGGTGTTTTTGATTTATTTTTTGAAATTGTACCTTCCATTAAACAATTAGATTTTTCACGTTCTGTATAACCACTTGTAATAATATCCTTAAACATAATACCTCTATCTTCAGGTTGTGGTATATCAGTAATTATATCCCCAAACAATCCATCTTGCTTTGTTCTAATATTACTCCAATAATATCTATCTCTCAATTGTGCTGTAACTAATTTACTATTAATCCTTACAGGATAAACTCCCAATGCTCTGCTCATTATACCAACGTCTAATTTTGAGGCACTACCTACATTTTCTTGTAAGAATAACACATTAGGGTTTAGTGATTTTATATTGTTTAATATATCGACAAAAGTAAAAAATAAACTGCTTTTACTACCATGTATTCCTGCACGTTTACCTGCTGAACTTAAATCTTGACAAGGACTACCACTTAAAATTAGATCAATACTACCCCAATCAATATCCCATTCATTCCATTTAGTAACATCTCCTACTTGAATTGTATCAGGGAAATGATGTTGAGTTAATTCAATTGCATAAGGTTTTATTTCACTTGAATAGTATTTATTAACTTTAATACCTACATTTTCAAGTGCTTGTCTACCTGTATTCATTCCGTTAAAAAGACTTACTACGTTTATCCCATCCATATCATAATCATATTCGTAATTCTCACCATCTTCACAAGTTTGACAAAATGATTCTATTTTATTTGCGCAACTATAAAACCCATATTTACATTCTTTTGTTTCTTTCATATTTTAAATTTTTATATAAACAATAATTCGTTTATCCTGTCAATTGCCTCTTTACGTTGCTTTTCAGTCAATTTTGTAGGATTAATTTTATTTTTATTTTGAATCAATTTATTAATCATATCCAATAACTTATGGTTGTTACTCCTATACGTTTTGAGTGTGTTATTTTTAGGATTTATGTAAATACTTTTCCTACCTAGAGTTTTATATTCCTCTTTTGATTTTCTAATGTTTTTTCTTTTATTTACCATGTTTATTTTTTTAAGTCGTACAAGCGCAATTATATGCAGGGTTAATTTCTGTTAAATTCATTTCTTTAAATAGATTATTTTGTGCTATATCTCTCAATTGTTCAATTGTAGTATTATGAAAATATGTATGTCCACCATTTTCGCAATGTTTTTGTGCCTCATTTTCATCATTAATCCATTCATCAGCTAATTCAGGATATTCTCTTAAAATTGCCATAATAGCGTTTTTGCCTTTCATAAAACATAAAGTGCAATTTCCTAATATAGATGGTATTTCTAAATTATATGGTTTTTTTTCAAAATAATCATTAATCATCTTTTTATTAATTCCTTGTTCATATAATGGAAATTTATCAATAACATTTTTAAATTTTTGGTTTCTTCTTTTAACCCTCAATGGATCATCACTTCTAAACCCTATAAAATTTTCAAACCTTCTTATCCCAATACTTCGCAAATATCTTTTGCAGGTTTTAATCTTTAATTCATCTGTACAAAATCTTTTTACTCTATTAGGTATTACTTTA